AAGTCGGCGAAACCGAAATCTATGACGGCGGCAATTATCCGAGTTTCCCAATCGTTCCGCTGAAAAACAACAAGCGGTGTCTGTCCGAAATCGTCGGCAAACGTAACACCATTGACGCGCTTGATCTTGCGTCCTCGAACATGGTAAACAACGTGGACGAGGGCAATCTGATCTATTGGGTGCTGTCTAACTGCAACGGCATGGACGATCTCGACGATGCAAAGTTTGTGGAGCGCTTGAAAACCACCCATGTTGCTCACGCCAACGGCGATGACGGTGCGAAGGTGGAGAGCAAGACCATTGAGGCACCCTATGAGGGCACGAGCAGCACCATTGATATGCTGAAAAAGAAGCTCTATGAAGATTTCCAGTGCTTTGACGCTGCGGCGGTATCTGCCGGGAACCAGACAGCGACGGCAATCAAGGCCAGCTATGTGCCTTTGGATTTGAAAACGGACAAGTTCGAGACCGAAGTTACGCGGTTTATCGTGGAAATTCTGCGTTTGGCAGGCATTGAGGACAAGCCGAGCTACACGCGCAATCAGATCATCAACAAGAGCGAGGAAACGCAAAATATTCTGCTGGGCGCGGCGTATTACGATGACGAATACATCACAAAGAAGCTGCTGACCATCAACGGCGACATTGACCAGTACGAGGATATGGCAAAACGGAAGGCGGCGGAGGAGATTGACCGAAGCTTTGCGGATAAAAACGGGGCGGGTGGAACGGAGGTAGAGTAATGGGCGGTAGAGGTGGAGCCGGTGGCGGCATTGGAGCCGGAGAACCTGGGCGTGGTCGCGGTATGAGTCTTGCACGGTTTTTGTCGCAACAGGACATTGACCGAGCGAATGCGGCATCCGTAACCGATATGGGCGATATTATCAAGCGCACATTTGAGCGTAACGCCGCTGAAATCAACGGGCTTGAATTGTCTGACGCTGAAAAGAAAGACGCAGTAAAGCAGATGGCAACTCTCGCAACAACGGCACTAAAAACGGCGGCAGGAGCAGTCAATCCTTATGCAAGTGGGCCTGCGCGCCTGACAACGGCGCAGAAAACAGGAAGCGCCGCAGATAGAGCCGCAAAAGCGCGCGGCGATATGGATAGCTATATACGAAGATTGCGCGATCAATCCAGCAAAAACAAAAAAGCGGCAGAAAACAAGGCGTTTTCTAATGCTTTTGTGTCCGCGCAGAAATCCGGAGCATTGGAAGTCACAGTAAACGGGAAGAAATACCGCAGAGCTAACAAGCGTAGCGGCACATGGCGTCCCGTATGATTAACTTTGAAAATCTCGACAAGTTCGCATTCCCTGGCGTTGGCAAGTACGACATTCCGCAGATCGAGCCGGTAAAGGCATATCCACAAGGTGAGTTTATCCCCGTGAATTACCATTACACCGCGAAAGACACGAAAAGCAAGATCGTGCATTTCTTCGTGGACGATTATCAATTCGCTCGGTATTGGAACACGCCGGACAAGTACATTCCGAAACTGTCGCAGTTTTCGGCGGTGTGCGCGCCGGACTTTTCCACCTACACAGATATGCCGCTGGCGATGCAGATATACAACCATTACCGCAAGCATTGGTTGGCGGCTTATTGGCAGCTTCACGGCATGACGGTTTATCCAACGATCTCATGGAGCGACGGGCAGAGCTATGATTGGTGCTTTGATGGCGAGCCTGTCGGCGGAATTGTTGCGGTTAGTTCGGTAGGCACACAGCAGAACAAGGAAAGCAGGCGGCTGTTTCTGCGCGGTTACGAGGAAATGATGAAGCGGCTCTCGCCGGAATGGGTGATATTCTACGGAAAAGTGCCGGAAGAATGCGACTGGAATGTAATTCGAGTAAAGCCGCACTATGACGATATTGTGAAACGGAGGCAGAAATGCCAAACGAAGACCTCGGCCACAAGCTGACAGACGCGGAGCTTGCGAAGCTGGAGCGGCGCATTAAGAAACTATACCGTGAGGCCGGGAAGGAATTGCAAGCGACCATCGACGCATACTTTGAGCAATTCAAAAAACGCGACGAGGAAATGAAGGCTATGATCGGCACCGTGCAGAACGGTAAGGAATGGACGGAGGCCGACTATAAGCAATGGCGGCTCAACCAGATCGGGCGCGGGGAGCGCTATCAGGCCATGCGAGACAAGGTGGCGCACCGCGTGACCGACGCAAACGCCGTGGCGGTGTCCTACACCAACGACGCAACGCCCGGTATTTACTCCCTTAACCGCAACTATTCGGCCTACACCATCGAGCGTGTCGCGGGCAACGTCGGCTTTGACCTGTGGGACGAGCAGACGGTCAAGCGGCTCATGGTAGAACAGCCCGATTTAATGCCATATTACCCGCCGAAACGCGCCTTAAAGCGCGGTATCGACCTCGCGTATGGCAAGAAGCAGATCACGGCAAGCGTCACCAGCTCCATCTTGCAGGGCAAAAGCATCAAGCACATGGCGGACGACCTGCAAAAGCGCATTACCACTATGAGCCGAGACAGCGCCATTCGCACGGCCAGAACCGCCGTGACCGGTGCGCAGAACGCCGGACGCATGGACAGCTACGCGGCGGCGGAGAAGATGGGGATAAAGCTCAAGAAACAATGGCTTGCTGCACTGGACAACAGAACGCGCCATG